GAAACCCAAGTGGGGGGCGACCACTACAAGATGACGTACGAGACGTGGGACGTGATCCACGCATGGGGACTGGGTTACTTCGACGGTAACGCAGTTAAATATCTCAGCCGCTGGCGCAAGAAGGGCGGCGTGCAAGACCTGCACAAAGCCCGCCACTACATCGACAAGTTGATCGAGCTGGAGGAACAAAAAGGTGACTGACCTTCCGGGGATATCCTGTTACTGCAGTACCTACGGGAGACCCACTGCCCTGATCGAGAACGCCATCTGGTGCTTTCTTCAGCAGGACTACGCGGGGCCGAAAGAGCTGGTGATCCTGAATGATTTTGAGCAGCAGGAGCTGATATTCGACCACCCCGAAGTACGCATAGTGAACCACGCACAGCGTATCAAGCCGCTGGGTAGGAAGTTCAACTACAACGTGTCACTGTGCAAGTACCCACTGCTGGCGGTATGGGAAGACGACGACATCTTCTTGAAGCACCGGCTGAGTTACAGCTACGCCCGTATGCGGGACGGTGTGTTCCATTCAAACGATGCGTTCATCGAGCACGCCCCGTGCGAGTTGGGTGTCATGCGTAATCTTTTCCACAGTCAGCATCTGTTCACCAAGGATCTGTTCACCCGCGTGGGTGGGTATGCAGAGGCTGACCGGGGGTCCATCGATGTGACCCTGATGGACGCGTTGCGTAAAGAGGTCGGGGAGTACTCCCAAGATGTGCCCGTCGATGACTTGTTTTACGTGTATGTCTGGAGCGGAGCTAACTCCTTCCACGGCAGTGGCATGGGTGCAGGCAACGAGGCAGTGTCTGACAGCGCCGCCGAGTACGTTGTCCGACAGATAAAAGAAGGCCGCGTGCAGACGGGCAAGGTATACCTGCAGCCGAAGCCCAGGTATGACGTGTACGAGTACCTCCCCACGAGTAAGGCGCTGTTCCGCCCAGGTAACGTGCGGGTGGCGTATGGGTTGCCGGATGGTCGGAGCGAGGACGTAACCTCCCGGATTGCCAGACTGTGCACAGTCTCATCAGGGGTCTGGGCACTACCTAACGACGACGTGTCTCGGGCGGCGATACTGGGCGACCCTGCGCCGAACTACGTAAAGCAAGTACGTATACAAGTAGTACCCGCCCCGGGAGAGACCGCATCGCTGCCGACGGTAGTGCCGTCCGGGGAGACAGTGAACTTCACGTTCACGCAAGGACAGCTATCGTTCGCTCACCCCACTGTAGGTACGCACCCAAAGATATTCATAAACATCGCCTCGTACCGGGATGACCACGAGCTGTGGGCCACGGTGAAGGACGCGGTGCGTAAGGCCGAGCACCCTGAGCGGCTGCGGTTTGCAGTGGTGGATCAGACCGCCGCGCCTGTCAGTGAAGCCACGTTGGCGCAGGTTGCGCCCGCACAGATCGAGTACCTATATGTAGACTACAGGTTCAGCCGAGGGCCATGCTGGGCGCGGGCACTGGGGTACACGCTGTTGTACGAAGAAGATTACGTGCTGCAGGTTGACTCGCACTCACGGTTCGACAACAACTGGGACACGTGGTTTATCACCACGGTAAAACGATTGCAGGGTAAATCCCCCAAGCCGTACGTAGCCATGATGCCTTACGGGTTTACGTACGAGGGTGGGGTGGAGAAGCTGGACCGCAGCGGTGGGGTTACGCTGAACCTGTTGCCGAACGAGGGGCCGATAACTGCCCTGGCGAACGGGTACACAGGGATGATCTGTGATCACTCCGAGGACATCGAAGGAAGCCACGTCTCCGCAGGGTGCGTGTTCGCGCCAGCGGATTTGTTCAGGCAGGTGCTGGTTGACCCGGGGTTGTACTTCAACGGTGAGGAGCACAACTTCACGGTGCGTGCGTTCACGCACGGGTGGGACTTGTTCTTTGTCGCTGGGCAACCGGTGTTTCACCTATTCAACAACTCGCAGCAGTCGGTACGCTCCCCACACTGGAACGAGGAAGATGACCGGCAACGCAAGATCCGCTGGTGGCAATACGACCAACGCTCAAATGAGCGACAGAAGAAACTGCTGGTTGACCCTGTAAGTCTGGGTGCCTACGGACTAGGTAGTGCACGTTCCCTGACTGACTACGCGACCAAGTTTGGCGTGGACTATCCGAACATGGTGGTGCACGCGGGGTTTGGGCACAAGAAACAAAACGAACCGGAGAAAGAGCAACATGGACCTGATAACAATCGACTTTGAAACGTACTACGACCGAGAGTTCAGCCTAACTAAACTCACAACCGAAGAGTACGTACGTGATGAACGGTTTGAGGTTATTGGCGTCGGGATAAAAGTCAATAATGGTGTAGTGGAGTGGGCAAGTGGGACTGAATCTCAACTCAAAGACTGGCTACTCCAGTTTGACTGGAAAAACTCTATGGCGTTGGCTCATAACGCTATGTTTGATGGGGCCATTCTGGCTTGGCGGTTTGGTATTGTGCCTGCTCTATGGCTTGACACTCTGTGTATGGGGCGTGCTCTGCATGGGGTGGAGGTCAGTAACTCGTTGGCGTCCCTGGCTGCGCGGGAGAAAGTAGGATACAAGGGGGTGGAGGTGCTGAACGTAGTCGGTATGCGGCGAGAGGACTTCTCGCAAGAGCGCCTTGCCCGTTACGGGGACTACTGCATCACCGACGTGGAGCTTACGTATCTGCTGTTCCAGAAGTTCATACCGCAGTTCCCCAAGAAAGAACTCAAGCTGATCGACACGACCCTGCGGATGTTCATCGAACCGACCCTGGAGCTGGACAAGAACCTACTCGCAGAGCACCTACAAATAATTCAGGAGCAGAAGGCCAAGCTGCTGACCGACAGTGGGGTGACCTCCGAAGACCTGATGAGTAACCCCAAGTTTGCCGAGGTGCTGACGAACCTGGGGGTGACGCCGCCGATGAAGACGAGCCCGACCACGGGTAAGGAAACCTATGCGTTCGCCAAGAACGACGAAGAGTTCATCGCGCTGATACATCACCCGGATTGGCGCGTGCAAAGTCTGGTGGCAGCTAGGCTCGGGTTGAAGTCCACGCTGGAAGAAACACGTACGCAACGGTTCATGGAGATCGCCGAGCGCGGCGCGTTGCCGGTGCCAATCAAGTACTACGCTGCGCACACGGGTCGATTCGGTGGGGATGACAAGATCAACCTGCAGAACCTGCCGAGCCGGGGCACCAACGCGAACAAGCTCAAGCAAGCTATCCTCGCACCGCCAGGGTACAGCATCATCGACTCTGACTCCTCGCAGATTGAAGCACGGGTGCTGGCGTGGTTGGCAGGGCAGGAAGACTTGGTGCAGGCGTTCGCAGATCAGAAAGATGTCTACAAGAAAATGGCATCAGCTATCTACGCCAAGCCTGAAGACCAGATCACCAAGCCCGAGCGGTTCGTGGGTAAGACCACTATTCTTGGTGCAGGCTACGGCATGGGGGCGATGAAGTTCCAGGCGCAGCTAAAGACGTTCGGCGTATCAGTTGAGTTGGATGAGGCACGGCGCATCATCGACATCTACCGTAAAACAAATCCCGCCATAACCGCACTATGGAGACAAGCGCAACTTGTCTTGGTATCTATGTCCCGAGACGAGCCCGCTCCGCTGGGCCGAGCCGGTGTGCTGTCGGTGGTGCCGAAAGACTGCGCAATCTTGTTGCCGAGCAAGCTGATGCTGCGGTACGATGAACTAAAGATACACGACGGTGAGAAGGGGATCGAGTTCACTTACAAGACCCGCAAAGGGCGCACTCGCATCTACGGCGGGAAGGTGATCGAGAACGTATGCCAAGCCATCGCCCGGTGCATCATCGGGGAGCAGATGCTGCGTATATCCACGAAGTACAAGGTTGTGCTGACTGTGCATGACGCCATCGCTTGCATATGCAAGGACGAGGAAGTTGAAGAAGCCCAAGCATACGTAGAAGAATGTATGCGGTGGGTTCCCAAATGGGCGGTTGGGTTGCCGCTTAACTGTGAAAGTGGAGTTGGAAAGAGTTATGGCGACTGCTGAAATTGTTGACTACGCTTACCCGTGCATGATGGCGGAGAGGGCACTCAGAGACTTGCATGCAGCCATGCTGCGTAACGACTACGACGAGGCGATGGAGCACGCGCTGATCGCGATGGCGGAAGCGAAGCTGACTTACAACGCTATTCGCTACGCAAAAGGAACCGACAAGTGACTACCACTCGC